CCCGCCGCAAGGCCAACGCTGTGACCGGGCGTGATGTCATCACCCTGGACCTTGACAACATCCCTGCTGGCGGCACGGATGATGTCCTGCGCCGTGTGGAGGCGCTGGGCTGCGGCTATTGCATTTACAGCACCCGCAAGCACAGCCCGGCAGGCCCCCGCCTGCGCGTCCTGCTGCCCCTTGACCGCACGGTGTCTGCGGACGAATATGAGCCGCTGGCCCGCAAGATGGCGGAGCACATAGGCATGGAGCTCATGGACCCCACCACCTTTGAGGTGTCCCGCCTCATGTATTGGCCCTCCTGCTGTGCAGACAGTCAATATATTTACATCTGGCAGGACAAGCCCCTGATCTCCGCCAACGGCCTGCTGGCCCAATATGAGGATTGGCATGACTGCACCCTCTGGCCGCAGGTGCCGGGCGCTCTGAGCCTGCCCAAGCTGGCAGTCAAGCAGGGGGACCCGGAGGCCAAGGCTGGCGTTGTGGGTGCTTTCTGCCGCACCTATGACATCTACCGCGCAATGGAGGAGCTTATCCCCGGCATCTATGAGGCCGTGGAGAATATGCCTGGCCGGTACACCTATCTGGGCGGCTCCACCACCGGCGGCGCGGTGATCTATGACAGCGGCAAGTTTTTATACTCCCACCACGCCACTGACCCGTGCAGCGGGCGGCTGGTCAACGCATTTGACCTTGTGCGCCTGCACCGCTTTGGTGACACGGATGATGAGGTACAGCCCGGCACGCCTACCAACCGCCTGCCCTCCTACAAGGCCATGTGTGAGCTGGCTGTGGCGGACAAGGACGTGGCCGCCTTAATGAGCCAGGAGCGCTACCAGGAGGCCGTGCAGGACTTTGAGAGCGTGGCTGCCACCAACGATGAGGACCCCGCCAACTGGATGGCCAAGCTGGCCATAAACACGCAAACGGGCCTGCCCAAAGCCACTATTGATAATGTCTGGATAATCCTGGAGCATGACCCGCTGCTCAAGGGCAAGTTTGCTCTCAACCAGTTTGCTGGCCGTGGTGAGGTGCTGGGCGCTCTGCCCTGGGACACCCGCACGCAACGCCGCCTGTGGGATGACAATGACAACCAGGGCCTCTATTGGTACATGGAGAAAACCCACCACATCACCGGCAACGCCAAGATTGACGGGGCACTGTCCCTGCACTCCACCACCCACGCTTTCAATGAGGTGCAGAACTACCTCAAAAGCCTCAAGTGGGACGGTATGCCCCGCCTGGACACGCTCTTTGTGGACTACCTGGGGGCCTCAGATACCCCCTACACCAGAGCTGTGACCCGCAAGGCTTTCACCGCCGCCGTGACCCGTGCGATGGCCCCCGGCAGCAAGTATGACAACATGCTCATCCTTGCGGGACCGCAGGGCATAGGCAAGAGCTCCCTGCTGGATAAAATGAGCCGGGGCTGGTTCAATGACAGCATCCGCACCTTTGAGGGCAAGGAGGCCTCTGAGCTTTTGCAGGGCGTGTGGCTGGTGGAAATCTCTGAGCTGGATGCTTTCCGGCGCACTGATGTGGCCCGCATCAAGCAGTTTCTCTCTTTGCGGGCTGACCGTTTCCGCGCCGCCTATGGCCGCCACGTCAAGGAGCTGCCCCGGTGCTGTGTCTTTTTCGGCACCACCAACACCACGGACTATTTGCAGGACCGCACCGGCAACCGGCGCTTTTGGCCGGTGGATACCGGGGAACGCCCCGCCGCAAAGAGCGTGTGGGCTGATCTGCCCGGAGAGGTTGACCAGCTCTGGGCGGAGGCCGTGGTCCGCTGGCAGACTGGGGAGCAGCTATACCTCAAAGGTGATCTGGAGGCCGCCGCCAAGGAGAAGCAGGAGGAGCACCGCGAGGTCAGCACCCGTGAGGGCATCGTGATGGACTTCCTGGCCAGACAGGTGCCGGAGGATTGGCCAGCGTGGCCGCTGGACCGCCGCCGGATGTTCTGGGCGGGCGCTGTACAGGGTGACATCAAGCTGGTGGACCGTGACAGGGTGTGTGCCCTGGAGGTCTGGTGCGAGGCTCTGGACGGCAAGCAGCGGGACATCCGCTATTCCGATACGGCAGAGATCAACAGCATCATTGAGGCGTGTGATGGCTGGGAAAAGTCCTCAACCGTCATGCGCTGCGGTTATTGTGGCGTGCAGCGAGGATTTAGAAAAAAGCTGTAACATTGCCCGTAACATTTAATTTTGAATGTTACACCAATTTGTAACAGGTTACAGTGAATGTTACAGCGAATGTTACGCCTAAAACCCGCATGAGCATTGAACTTTTTAGATAATGTAACATTTGTAACATTCATTTTCTATATTTTATAAAAATAGAGAGATTAGAGGAATTAGAGAAAATAAAAACTCTCTAAACCGCCTGTGTGCGCACATTACGCGCGCGATGTTACAAAAGTTACGCTCTCAGATCGGAGGCTTTGAGGTTGAAAGAAAGCTATATTGAAAGCTACCTTGTCCGCAAGGTGAAAGAGCACGGCGGCCTGTGCTATAAATTCACATCACCCGGCAATCCCGGTGTGCCTGACCGGCTCATCATCACCCCCACCGGCAAGACCATTTATGTGGAATTGAAAACGGAGATCGGGAGGCTTGCCAAGGCCCAGAAATGGCAGATGGGTGAGATGGAGAAACGGGGCGCGGATGTCCGGGTGCTGTATGGGATGGATGCCGTGAAAGATTTTTTGGAGGAGGTTTTCACAGCATGAAGTTTGAGCCGCATGACTATCAAGCCTACTGCATCCAGCGGGTGGTGGAGGACCCTGCGGTGGGCTTGTTTCTCCGGCCAGGCCTGGGCAAAACGGTCATCACTCTGTCCGCTGTCAATGTCCTCAAATATTTTCGCTGGCAGGTGGCCAAGGTGCTGGTGGTGGCACCCAAAAAGGTGGCGGAGGCCACCTGGATCAAGGAGGCCGCCAAGTGGGACCACCTCCGGCACATCCGCACCTCTGTGGTGCTGGGCAGCGCCAACCGGCGCATCAAGGCACTCAACACACCGGCGGATGTCTATGTCATCAACCGGGAAAATGTGGAGTGGCTGGTGGACTACTACAAGCAGGCGTGGCCCTTTGACATGGTGGTGCTGGATGAGAGCACCAGCTTTAAGAACAGCCAGAGCAAGCGCTGGAAAGCCATGCGGCGGGTGCGGCGCTTTATCAAGCGGATGGTGCTGCTGACCGGCACGCCGTCCTCCAAAGGCCTCATTGACCTGTGGGCGCAAGTTTACCTGCTGGATGGTGGGGAGCGTCTGGGGGCCACTCTGAGCGCCTACCGTGAGAGGTATTTTGACCCCGACCAGCGGAGCCGCACACAGATTTTCTCATACAAGGCCAAGGATGGAGCGGAGGGCGCTGTGCTGTCTGCAATCGCTGACATTTGCATCTCCATGAAAGCAGAGGACTATTTGCAGCTGCCGGACTTTATCCAGCATGAAATCCCCGTGATGCTGGACAGCAAGGCTAAGAAAGCCTATGACCAGTTTGAGCGTGATCTGCTGCTGGAGGTGGATGAGGATGTCATCACGGCAGGCACCGCCGGTGTGCTGGTGGGTAAACTCCTGCAATTCTGCAATGGCGCTGTATACAGCAATGAGGGCCATGTGGTGCCTGTGCATGACTGCAAGCTGGAGGCCTACATGGAGCTGCTGGAGCAGCTAAACGGTGAGCACTGCCTCACATTCTATGGCTACCAGCATGACCGTGACCGCATCCTGGAGGCATTGAAAAAGTACCGCAAAGACCTCCGTGTGCGGGTGTATAAGACAGCGGAGGATGAGGAGGCCTGGAACAATGGAGAGGTGGACGTGCTGCTTGTGCATCCGGCCTCCTGCGCTTATGGCCTCAATCTTCAGGCCGGTGGCCGCCATGTGGTGTGGTACGGCCTCAACTGGTCCTTTGAACTGAATGACCAGGGCAACTGCCGCCTCTACCGGCAGGGCTCTCCGTATGAAAAAGTATTTGTCCATTACCTTGTGGTGCAGGGCTGCCAGGATGAGGATGTGATGGCCACCGTGCGAGATCGGGCGGACACACATGAGGCAGTCATGCAGGCTCTCAAGGCCAGAATTAAGCGAGTAAAGGAGCAGAGCGCATGACAGAAAGATTGAACATGGAAAACATCAAAAACATCTACATGGATGAGCTTGTCCGTGAAAATGCCCGCCTTAGTGTCCAGCATGAGGCTGACAGGCAGCTTTTGGAGGCCCAGGAGGCAAGGCTGGCAGAGCAGACAGCAGAGGGCACCAGTGAGGCTCTGGCGGCCTGTGAGAGAGCCCAGCAGCGTGCAAGAATAGCGGAGGCCAAGCTGGACAAAGCCATCAAGGACCTGCTTTTTGTGATGGCTGGCGGGGACCCGTGCAAGGTGTGCAGCAGAAAGTGTTTGATGGGTGAGGGCAACTGTTCCCCCGTCTGGAAAGGGGCCGGAGCATGACGCTGAAAGAATTATCACAGCTTTATTATCTCAACTGGGAGATTGAGATGGACAAGCGCCGCCTCATGGAGCTGGAGGCCAGAGCCCTGCCTGGGGCGCAGGTCCTCACGGGGATGCCGCACAGCCCCGGTGTGTCTGACATCGTGGGGGACTGTGCGGCGGAGATCGCTGACCTGCGGGGCATCATTGAGGCCAAGCACCAGCAATGCCTCTATGAGCGGAGCCGTCTGGAGCGCTACATATCCGGCATTGATGACAGCCTGCTGCGGCAGATTTTCACCTATCGCTTTGTGAATGGGCTGCCGTGGGCCCAGGTGGCCGCCTGTGTTGGCGGAGGTAACACATCGGATGGCTGCCGCATGTCGGTGTATCGTTATCTGGAACGAAACTAAAATCTGTTCGTTTTGTTCGGTCAATCTGTGGTACACTGTAAATGCGGGCGTGAGCCCCAAGCCGGAGTGTGTTCCTCCTTATTTGCGGCGGCAAGGTGACGGAAAGCGACACCAGACCCTTGCCGCCGCACCTATTATGTTTCAATCGCTGCCTTGTGTCATGCAGGGCGGCATTTTATTTTGTCTGTGAGAGGTGGTGACTGTGGCAAAGCTGACTGAAAAGCAAAAGCGTTTTGTGTCGGAGTATCTTGTGGACTTGAACGCAACCGCTGCTGCGCGGCGGGCAGGATACAAGGACCCGAATATTGGGCGGCAGCTGATAACGAAAAATAACGTTTCGGAGGAAATTGCGAAACGGCAGGCGAAACTCCAAAACAAGCTGGAAATCACCCAGGAGAGAGTGCTTGAGGAGATCGCCGGTGTGGCTTTTGCAAATGCGTCTGATTTTGTGACAGTCACGGCATCCGGCCTGTTGGACGTGAAGCCCACAAGCAAGGTGCCAAAGGAAAAGCTGGCCGCTCTGGCCAGCATCAAGTATGGCGCAAATGGCTCTGTGGAGATAAAGCTGCATGATAAGGCCATAGCGCTTAGGATGCTTGCAGAGCATCTGGGGATGTTCAAGCAGGCCGCCTCTGCCACGGAGCAGGAAAACAATATCTTTGAGGTGATCGACCAGAGCACCAGAGAGGAGATAGACACGGATGAGATACCAGAGATTGAGCCCCCGGCAAAACCTGGCAATGACATGGTGGAATAGGCCGGGCTTTGAGGGCTATGACGGCATCATCTGTGATGGCTCCATCCGCTCTGGCAAGACCGTGGCCATGACGGTGGGCTTTGTGATGTGGGCCATGAAAAACTTTGAGGGCCAAAACTTTGCTCTGTGCGGCAAGACCATTGAGAGCCTGCGCCGCAACGTGACCAGCAACTTCTCCACCTGGCTGGCTGGTGTGTTCTCTTTTCGGGAGCATCGCACAGAAAACAAGATCGTGGTGAGCGCCGCCGGGCGGAGCAATAATTTTTATCTGTTTGGCGGCAAGGACGAAAGCAGCGCCTCACTTATCCAGGGCATTACACTGGCGGGCATCCTGCTGGATGAGGTGGCCTTGATGCCCCGCTCCTTTGTGGAGCAGGCCTGCGCCCGGTGCAGCGTGGAAAACTCCAAGCTGTGGTTTAACTGCAACCCAGAGGGCCCAGCGCACTGGTTTTATACCACCTGGGTGCTGGAGGCCGCAAAGCGGAATATGCTGCACCTCCATTTCACGATGGATGACAACCTCAGCCTCTCCGCCTCCGTCAAGGCAAGGTATGAGAGCCTATACTCTGGCGTGTTTTATGACCGCTTTATCCGGGGCCTTTGGGTGGTGGCGGAGGGGCTGATCTATACGATGTTCAACAAGGATTTTCATATTGTGCCGGAGGAGCCCCGCCCCTATGACAAGTTTGTGATGTCCTGCGACTATGGCACCATCAACCCCACCAGCATAGGCCTCTGGGGCCGCGCAAATGGCAAGTGGTACAGAGTGCGGGAATATTACTTTGACAGCCGCAAAGAGGGCCGCCAGCGCACCGATGAGGAGCACTATGCAGGACTGGAGGCTTTGGCTGGTGACAGGCACATCTCCGCCATCATCGTGGACCCCTCAGCGGCCTCTTTCATTGAGGTCATCCGCCGTCATGGGCGCTATCGCGTGGAGAAAGCATCCAATGCGGTGCTGGACGGCATCCGCAACGTGGCCACCCGGCTGCAATGCGGAGATATATTTTTCAACGCCTGCTGCACGGACTGCATCCGTGAGTTTGGCCTTTATCGGTGGGATGAGAAAGCCACCGGGGACCGGCCAATCAAAGAGAATGACCACAGCATGGATGATGTGCGCTATTTTGTCCACAAGACCTTTGCGCCGGACCTGTTTAGTTTCAAGTGAGGTGAGAAAAAAGCATGGTGGTCCTGAATTTAAGAGATGATTGCGTTATGCGTGCGGGCATAGACTTCCGGCACGGCATGACGGACAAGCGCTTTTTGGAGCTGGAGATCACCGCCTGGCTCTCCTCCCCTGAGCGCAAACGCCAGCTTGATGGTGAGGCATACTATGACGGGGAGCAGGCTGTGCTCCACCGCCAGCGCATGACCATTGATGATGACGGCAAGCCTGTTGCCCTGGAATACCTGCCCAATAACAGGCTGGTGAATAATCTGTATTCCAAGATGGTTGACCAAAAGACAAATTACTCTTTTGGGCGGCCATTTTCTTTTGACACGGAGAACAAGGCCTATGCCAAGGCGCTGGGCTCTGTGTTTGGCTCCCGTTTCCGGCGCACTATCCGCAATGTGGGTGAGGGCGCTTTTATCGGGGGCAAAAGCTGGCTGTATGTCTACTATGACAACGGAGAGCTGTGTTTCAAGCGCTTTCCTGCGGATGAGGTGCTGCCGTTCTGGGCGGACGCAGACCACACCATCCTGGATGCCGCCGTCCATGTGTATGTGATACTGGCCTATGATGAGAGCGAACAGACCAAGCCCATCATCAAGGTGGAGGTCATGCACGGCGGCGGCGTGGATTGCTTTATCCGCCGCGATGATGGCACGCTGGAGCCGGACCCAGATGCCTACACCGGCGATTATTTGACCGTGACAGACCCGGACACGGGCCAGAAAACGGGCTACAACTGGGAGCACATCCCGCTGATCTGCTTTAAGAGCTCACACCATGAGCTGCCCCTCCTGTCCAAAGTGAAATGCTTGCAGGATGCCTATAACGACATTATCAGCAACTTTGCAAACCAGATGGAGGAGGATGTCCACAGCACTGTCCTGGTCATCAAAAACTATGACGGTGAGGACCTGGGCAGTTTCCGCCGCAACCTTGCGACCTTTGGAGCCATCAAGGTGCGCTCCTATGAGGGCTCTGAGGGCGGCGTGGATACGCTGGAGATCAGCGTGAGCTCCGAAAACTACAAAACCATTTTGCAGCTCCTCAAGGATGCCATCATTGAGAACGCCAGAGGCTATGATGCCAAAGACGAGCGCATGAGCGGCAACCCCAACCAGATGAATATACAGAGCATGTACTCTGACATTGACCTGGATGCCAATGGCGTTGAGATGGAATTTCAAGCCAGCATGGAGGAGCTGCTGTGGTTCGTCAACAAGCACTTTGCCAATACCGGCCAGCAGAGCTTTGAGGGTGAGGATGTAACCGTTATTTTTGACCGTGATGTGCTGGTCAATGAAACGGAGGCCATCAACAACTGCAAAAACTCTGTGGGCATCCTCTCAAATGAAACCATCGTAAAGATGCACCCCTGGGTGTCTGACCCGGAGCAGGAGCTCCAGCGTATCAAGGACGAAAAAGAGGAGGCAGAGGCAGACCCCTACCGGCAGGCCTTTGAGGCCAACCGCACGGGCGGCAATCCAGATGCTCCGCCTGTAAAGGACGGTGAGGACGGTGGCCAGACAGAATAATGCCGCCTACTGGGCCCAGCGCATGAAACGCATGGAGGATGCCCTGCAAGATCAATCCTATGCCTATGTGGAAAATCTGGACAAGCAATTTGCCACGGCCCAGGCTGAGATTGAGCGGCAGATGTCTGTGTGGTATCAGCGCTTTGCGGTCAACAATGAGATCACCCTGGCGGATGCCAAGCGGATGCTGAACGCCGGAGAACTCAAAGAGTTTCAATGGACGGTGGAGGAATACATCAAGCACGGCCAGGAGAACGCTTTGACCGGCCAATGGATGAAAGAGCTGGAGAACGCCAGCGCACGGGTGCATATCTCCCGGCTGGACGCTCTTAAGCTGCAACTCCAGCAGCAGGCAGAGGTGTTATACTCCAACCAGCTTGATTTTGTGGATGCTGCCGCCCGCAAGATGTATGAGGGCAGCTATTACCACACCGCCTTTGAGGTCCAGCGCGGCCTGGGTGTGGGCTGGACCATGCAGGCGCTCAATGAGGGCACCATCAAGAAAGTGCTCTCCCGCCCCTGGACAGCGGACAATCAAACTTTCCGTGATCGCTGCTGGACCAACAAGCAGAGCCTTGTGAACAGCGTAAACACCCAGCTCACGCAAATGATCATTCGGGGTGAGGCTCCAGACAATGCCATCAAGGCCATCTCCAAGCAGTTTAACGTGTCCCGGCAAAAGGCTGGCCGCCTGGTGATGACAGAGAGCGCCTATTTCTCCAGCGCCGCGCAGAAAGATTGCTTTTCTGAGCTGGGGGTGGAGAAATACAAGATCGTGGCCTCCTTTGACCATGATACCTGTGCGCTGTGCGGAGAGCTGGATGGCAAGGTGTTCAAAATGTCAGAGTATGAGGTGGGGCTCACAGCTCCGCCATTCCATCCTTGGTGCCGCTGCTGCACCTGCCCTTATTTTGAGGACATGGAGGGCATTGGTGAGCGCTGGACCCGAAACGAGGACGGCACCACCAGCAAGGTGCCCGCCAATACCACATTTGACCAGTGGAAAGGCAAATTTGTTCAAAACACTGTTGCGCCTACGCCTAAACCTGCTATACTGGATGTTGTAGAGGCCGCTGTGGGTGCTCCAAAGGGTGTGCCCCTCAATATGGCGGATGCCATCAAGGGGGCAAACCCCAATTTTTCTGCTGGTGGTGCATATCACGTCAACTGCCAGCGCTGCGTGCAAACTTATGAGCTCCGCAGACGTGGCTATGATGTTATTGCAAAGCCAAAGCCCTCTACCGGCAACACGGTGAACTGGGGCTCTGAGTGCTTTATCCAGCCCGGCCAGTATGCCGCATCGTGGCAGGCTTTCACGCTTAACCAAACGGAGGCCGCTGTCAAAAGAGAAATGGCGGCAGCACCGGAGGGAGCGCGGTATGCCATTTATATCAGGTGGAAAGGCAGAGGCGCAGGGGCTCATGTATTCATAGCAGAGAAAAGCGGCGGCGTTGTCCATTACATGGACCCGCAGACCGGCGGACTTAACGCATCCAATTATTTTTCACACGGGTCCAGAGGAAAGTTTGGATTTTTCCGCATGGACGATAAGACACTCACAACCGATCAGAGCATTATTGCTGCAACTGTGGAGGTGAAAAAGCCATGACCGAAAAAGAGGCAAGAGCCATTTTGGAAAGCTACCAGGAAACCGATGAGGACACCGGCGAAAAATACGGTTTTTGTATTTTGAAAAGCCTGGGTGCTGACGGTGACGGCTTTGCTTTTGAGTGCAAAGCGGACGGAGCAGAAAGCTCCTGCACTATGGGCGTGTATCCCGGCGGGGAGGTTCTGTGCATCCCCACTTGATATTTAACACTGTTTGTTGACTAAAGCATCCTGCTGAAAATGCAGGGTGCTTTTTTCATACCCAAAAATCACCGCTGACCCGGCGGAACAAAGCAGGGTGCCGCAATACGGGGGCTTGCCCGGTAAAAAGGACAGCGGCAGAAAGGAGCCGAAACATGAAACTGCAATGGATGAAAGACATCATGGGCGATGCCTACACGGAGGAGCTGGACGGCAAGGTCAGCGCCGCTTTGGGTGAGCGTTTTGTGGCCCGCACGGACTTCAATGACAAAAACGCCAAGCTCAAGGAGGCAGAGGCCCAGGTCACACAGCTCACTGAGAGCGTCAAGACCCGTGACAAACAGCTTGATGATCTGAAAAAGTCTGCCGGTGACAACGCCGAGCTGCAAAAGCAGATCGAGGCGCTGACCCAGCAGAACAAGGACCAGAAAGCTGCCCATGACAAGGAGCTGGCAAGCATCAAGCTCATGGCCGCTGTGGACACGGAGCTGACCGCTGCCGGAGCCAAGAACAACACCGCCGTTAAGGCTGTGCTGGCGGACTTCCTGGCGGGGGCCAAAATCGTGGATGGCAAGGTCACGGCAACGCTGAACGGCGAAACCACCACCCTGGCCAGTAAGGTTGAGGCTCTGAAAAAGGACACCTCCACAGATTTTCTCTTTGGACAGGTGGCCAAGTACGATGGCTGGAAACCCGGCGAGAACGGGGACGGCAGCAAGGCGGGCACAGGCAAAAAGCCCTCCGAGATGTCCTACTCCGAGCTTGCGGACTATCTGGCCCAAAACCCTGATGCAAAATTGGAGGACTAAATGAAAAGCAACACCTTTGAGGACGCACTGAAAAATATGGCTCTGGCCATGATGGACGTGCTCCCCACCCTTGTGGGCACCTTTGCGGAGGCAGTCACCCGTGATATTTTGGCCGGGCTGGCCGGTCAGACGGCCTCTGCGGGGCTTTCCGAGGGTAACGCAACCCAGGACACCATCACCGAGAAAGTGGCTTCTGTGGCCGTTTCTGCGGCGGAAAATCACTAATTCAGAAAGGAATGTTGAACAATGGCAAATGATAAGTTTGACGCTAAGAGCTTCAACCCCCAGGCCTTTAAGTATAAGGCCGACCGCATCCCCCGCACCCGTCTGAATGAACTGCGCAAGAGCAAGGTGCTGGCGGGCAATCCTGACA